TAGTTAATCTTGTAGACAGTTTGTCATAAAGATTATCTTCCATCGCTTCCTCAGTAATTGAGAATGCAAGTGCAATTGTGTTGTGGCTGTATCTTGCGATAAAACCTTCGCCTGCTTCGGCATAAGAAATAGATGCGCCTTCACCTTTAATTTGAGCTTGCTCAAATCCAGGGAAAAGTACTTCTTCCTCAAATGCTCTTTTTGATGTTTCTGAATCAAACAACACCGCGTGTTCATCTTCATATCTACCATATTCGCTACCGAATATCGCGTGAAGACCTGGTGTTAATTCCTTCAGGATCTGTGCTCTTGAAATAGCCATATTATATTATCCTTTCGATTATATACCAGTCACGCCAGTGGCACCGTTGCCATGCTGATGTGAGTTGATTCTAACTAATACACTCATTGTAGTTCCAACAGCAGAGTAAGAACCGTCAGATTCTGCGCTACCAAGGACTTGCAATGGAAAAGTATTAGTTGTAGTTCTAGTGCTTGAGTCAGCAACTAGACCTGATTTATGTGTTATTGAACTTCCAGTTGGAGATGCAACAACTTGTACCAATTCACCAACTGCTGTGCCGTCAACTGCTGTTCCAACTTGATCTGCTTCGATTCTGAAGAGAGTAGCGGGATCATCATAAACAAATGCTTTATATTTGTCTTTAGCGACTAAGCCATTAGGGATTGATCTTGCGTATTTAAATTCACCTGAAGAGTTATCTTGGTATTCTGCACCATAAAAAACGCCTACTACAGCGCCTGGAGAAGCTGCACCTATATCCGTAACAAGTAGACCAGCAGCATAAGTTACTAAGTCTCCTTCAAAAAACGCACTAGGAGCAGTTGCAGCAATACGATAACCATTTCCATCAGAAAAATTGTTGGTACGGTTTAAACCGCCACCAGCATGCTTTATAGGTTCTAGACCATATGCCATGTTAATTTCCTTCCAAGGTTAATCAAGAACCAATTAATTTTAGTTCTCGAAGTTTGCTTTTGATCTTTGACCACCGACTGATACAGTTGATGAAGATCCGTCTTGGCTAACTGGTGCCATTGCGCTGTCTTGGGACGTAAAGTCCTTATTAGCAGATTTAGCCTGTCTATCTGTTAAAGACTGGAAATATTCTTTTCTTTGACTTGCGACATCTTGATCAATTTTCATCAAGATCAAATCACCAGAACGAACAGTTCCCGCATGTTTGCCAGTATCTAAAACGTCATAGCTATGATCATCCCCTAATTCCTCAGGAGTGACAATTTCATAACCTTGACGTGACCTTCCGTGAACGTTAGCATTTTGATTATCACCAAGAAGTTCGTGACGTATCCATCTATATTGGACTCCGTCTGGAGCTTTTGGTGTATCTAGCTTGCCCGCGATAGACCATGTTTTTTTACGAGTTCCCGATGCTCGTGTTTTTCGGGTAGTTTTAGTAGCCTGTGTCATATCAGTACTCCTTTATATCGCATTTAAGTTGCGTAGTTTTTGTCGCGCATATTCTTTATAGTCAACTCCTAGTCTATCAGCCATATCCACTTCGGATCTGGTTAATGTAACTTTTTGTTTTCCTGGAGCTACACGCGTACCCCCAATAACTGTAGTAGATTTTTTTGCATTTGTGTTTTTAAATTTCTCTGGAAATTCTTCACGCACTCTTGCATCCAATTCGCTATAGTATTCTGCTGCATCTACTTGAGCTGATACCCCTTCTTCTATTAATTCATTATGAATCATCATAGCAGCTTGGGTCATCACCTTATCAGTTCTAGTACCACCACCAAACCATTGATTACGTTTTTGCCAACTTAGTGCCCTTCTATCGGGTGCTGTGGTTGGCTCAACTGTAGTTCGTTGTGCTTTAGTATCTGATGTAGAAACTTGTCTAGATTTTGCCTGCGTCTCTGCTCTTGCTTTATATTGTTTTGCAACTAATGTTTCAGCTTTTGATTGTGCTAAAATATCTGTTGCTTTAATTTCTGCTTCAATATCACCAGCTTCTTTAGCTACTCTAAGAGCAGATAATGCTTGGGATTCTTGCGCTTCTAATTTGTCAACATAACTTTCTAGAGCTTGGACTTCGGAATCTTTACTACGACTTACAAGATCTTCATTATTTCTTGCTAATGCTTTCCTATCTTGGTCAGCTTTAGCTAATGCTTCTTCAAGTTCTTTCTTTTGTTTAATAAGCCGTTTTATTCTTTTTTCAGCTCTTTTACCATAAGTTTTACCTTGAGTTTTTTCTTCTTGCTCATCATCCGCCTCAAGATCTGGAGAAGTTTCTTGTTCTTCTTCCGTTTCTTCAGTTTCTGCAGATTCTTGGGTTTCTGGAGCAGTTTCTTCTGTAACTGGCTCTTCAGATTCAGATGTAGATTGTTCTACAACTTCATCTTCATTGGGTAACTCTACTTCAATATCAGTGATATCTTCAGTAGTTTCGTCTTTTGTTACATCTTGCATGTAAATCCTCCTCGGTTGCGAACCGCGTTAATCGCTGTTTATCTAATATTACACTTTTTACAGTTATAATACAAGGGGTCTTGTTTATTTAGGTGCAATTTTTGTTGGATCTGGTATTGTTGCAACTACTTCATCATCATTTATAATAGAATATTCTTCACCTTCATATGTAAATTTAAGACCTACATACTTTCCAGTAAGAATCCAGTCTCCTTTTTTACACCATTTAGTTTTAGATTTTTCCATATCAGTGTAACAATCTTCTCCTAAAGCTATAACCTGAGAACAAACAACAGCAAATTTCTGTGCTTCTCTAGTTGAATCAGCTAAGATAATACCACCTTTTGTTTTAATTTCTATTTCTCTAGGTTTTACAAGTAACCTGTAACCCTGGGGTGTTGGTAATTTATTCATCGTCTCCTCCTAATGATCTTAATAGTTTATTATGTTCTGTACGAACACGGTCTTTCATATCTGTTAGAGTATGTTGTACACCTAACATATATTTATAATCTGCATAAGTTTCTACACCTTGCAATAGTTGTGTTTGATTTGCTGAAATAGCTTCTTCTAAAACTTTTTCCAAAGCTTGTCGTAATAATTTTGCATCCATATTTTCTCCTGTAAATAAAGGGGCACGTTTACTTTTGTTTATTATACACTATTTAGTCCTTGTTTTCAAGTAGGTCATAAAAATATTTATCATCATCTCCTGCAGTCCATTTACTCTCAGTTTCTACATTATATTCAATAGAAGATACCTTAAAGTCTGGTTTCTCTAATTTAGAAGGGGATAAAGATTTATCATAAAATAGCACTCTATTGTTTGGTTGTGCTGCAAAATGTTTATTATCTAAACATAGTATGTTAAATGATTTATGTTCTTCAGGTATTTCGGAATAACCTGTATTCAATATGTTTTTATCTGGATGACAATTATCTATTGTAAATAAATATTCTCCAGTATACCATTGTCTTGAAGGTGCTAAGTATTTAACTTTGCAACCTGAAATAGCTGCTTTTTCAATTACAGTTATACCGTAATCAAATGCATCCCATAGTTCTAATTCTTCTAATTCAAGATCGAGATCAGTAGGCTCAGTAACAAAGGCGCTAATAGGAAGCTTATCATATAAAGCCCCATAACTAGGCAAATATGTTTCAAAGTAAAGCGCTCTACCTTGTAATGATTTACAGCTAACCCAAACACCTTCTACAAATTCTCCGTGACCTTTTTCATGGTCATATAAATATTGTTTTTTAACATATACTTTTGTAGGTGGTACGTTTGCTACTAAAAATGCCATAAGGCATTACCCACCTAAAGGATTTTTATTCTGTAATTTAATTTCTTGTATTTGAATGTCTTGTAATTCGTTTTCTTTACTAACAATAGCTGTTTCTTTAATAGCTTCTGTTACTAATTTTTCTAATGCTTTAATTGATTTTAAAATAGGTTGTAAATTTGTTGCGTCTGGTATATCTAACATAGCTATCTGTTCTTTAACTTTACCAATTTCTGAAAAAACAGGAGTTAAATTTACAGGTTTAATTTTTTCTTCTACTTTTGCAATTCTATCTATTAGATCTACTTTGTATTCATTAGCATATAATAGTACTTCATCAAATTGTTTAGTTAATTCTTTATCTTTAGCACGTAAAGATGTTAAGCTAACAGGTGGTTTTTTTTCTAAAACCGAAATCCTAGTGTTAAACTCGCCCCATGCATAAAATCCTCCTCCGATAGCCGATATGACTCCCAGAAGCGATGCGTAAGTTGATAATTTGTCGATAACTTTCATTTGCCCCTCAATATATCTAATTCTAACATAATTTGGTCTTTTTGTCTAGATATGTTGTATAATTTCTTTTTATGTACTTCTATTTGATCATTTTCAATATATTGATTTAAAGAAGCTGTCTGGTATATTTCTTCGCTATAAACGCCTAAATTAAGTTGATCTGTAAATAAACCTAAATCTGTAGAGTAGATATTTTTTGATTTATAAAAATCAGTTTTGGTATAGGCGTTTAATGTATTATTATCTTTAAAAAATAATTCTTCTTTTGTGAGATTTTTAGTATTTTGTTTTACTATTTTTGCAATTTGTTTAGCAACGTTTTTTAAATTTTTATTAACTTTGCTTTCTATTTTTGCAACATCTGTAGTAATCCTGTCTTTAGATTCCACTTTTCGTTCGTCCTGTTGTACAATTTCTTGCTCTCCACTCTCTTCTGCTTGTACTTCGGAGTCCTCAGATTCTGTGCTATCAGATTCCTCTTTTTGTTCATCTTGTTGTGGCTCATCAGGTTCTGTGTCATTTTTTACTACGCTGTCTTCTTGGTTCTTCTCTGAAGCTGGTTCCTCCATTTTTTCTGGCTCCATTGCCTCTGTTTCTGTCTCAACAACCTCCGATACGCTTTCTTCGTTTGTTGCGACTTCTTCCATAGGCTCATCAATCTCTTCAAAAGATTCTTCAGTAAATTCATCATTGAATTCCTCCTCAGTTATCTCTTCAAAAAACTCCTGCTCAGTCATGCCTTCTTCTTGTAGGAATGCCTCAAATTCTTCAGCCATTCCAGAATCTTCTAAGAAAGTAGTAAACTCTTCTTCAAATTCCTCCTCAAATATTTCTTCCATTATTTCAACATCACCATAATCTTCTTCAAAAAAATCTTCTGGTGGTGCCATATCAAAATCAATTTCCTCAAAAAAATCAAAATCTTGTTCGTCAAAGTCAATAATTTCAAACTCTTCAAAGTCAATAATTTCAATATCAAACTCCATATCATATTCTTCGAACTCTTCAAAGTCCTCAAAATCATCCATGTAATCGTCTTCTATTATAACATAATCATCCTCCCAAGACCAGTCATCTTCTGTCATATATTCCCATGAATCATCATACCAATCTTCTTCATCTATTGGAGGTAATTTAACATCATCTATAATATCTTGTGTATCATCATTTATAGGCGTATATCCTTGATTATTGTAAGTCATGGTTAAAGATGAACCTAATAAATTAGGGCCTCCTCTTATTGATGAAGTAGAATTTCCATCTGTTCCAGTCCAAGCCCAATCAACTTTATTAGCTCCTACACCTGTATAAGTTATTGTATCAGTGTATTGTCCACATCCTGTGGTTATACCAGATGCATTAGAACTAGGATAACCATTACAATTACCTTGAAATCCATCAGGATTATTTCTTGTTTGAGAAGATGTACTTAAAAGATTACCACTGCTATCTTTTAATTGAACAGTAGTTGTATGTGAATCAGCATTGCCTTTTTTACCTTCACAGTTACCAGGAACACTGTCACAATTAGCAACATCAATTTTACTATTTAATGTTATACCATTATCTAACATAGATTGTGTTACAGAATTAGTTGTTAAAGATATATCATTAACAGATAATTTTGCTGTACCCGTTACTTCAAAGTCTCCACCAGTATCATGTTTGTAACCGCAATTAGATTGGTCAGTAGAACACGTAACAGTAAATCCATCTACAGTTGAGCCATTGGAAACATAGCCATTGCTGCCACTGTTTATTATATCTGTAGAGGAAGAATTCCAATCTTGACCGTTTCCAGTATTAGGAAGTAAATTGCCTGTAGTTATTTCTGTTCCGTAAACGGAACTACTAATCAGGAATAATAATAGACTTAGACGGAACATCTATAAACGCTTTCATTGATTTTTCTAATTGCCACATTAAAAACCAACAAAGAGATGCAGTTATAATAACAGCTAAAAATATACTTCTCATTAATTATGTACCCTTATAATTACTTCTTCTTTAGTTTCTAGATCAATTTGAAGTATTTCTTCTTCTAATACTCTCAATTCTTCAGCAGCTTTTTCTACAGCTATTCTTTCTTGTTGTTCTTTTTCAAAAATAATTTTATCTCTTTTAACTTGCTCAATTGCTTCTAACTCTGCATCAATTTGAGATCTAGTTTCTAACTTAGATATATAAGCTTGATAGTCTGGTCTTTCAACATCATATTTATTCCATTGTGCTATAGCTTCTTTTCCAATCTTACCTTCAAATGGGCAAGGAGTTCCAGCCATAAGCATAGCTTCAAAAACACGTTCATCTTGACACAGTATTGACACAGCCGCTACCTTCATTCCGTAGTCAAAAAGTACCTTACTTAATTTTATGCGTTCACAGTTTAAATCTCTTATATGTTTTCCTACTGCAGCACCAAAACCTAATGTGCTTACACTTCCACTTACACCCATTGAACATACATCTTGGCTCATAGCTGAGTATGAGGGGGCATTTGCTGATCCTACAGGTATAGAAGAGCCCGTTGTGGAATTAGTAGTTGAATTGGTAGAAGTAGTTGTATTAGTTTGCCCATCATTGTTATTTGTTGTAGTGGCTGTATATCCACCTGTAATTTGTGTATTACTTCCTGAAGTATTTGTTTGGTCATTATCATCATTTGTAGAATCCCCCCATGCAGGTAGTGAACCTACAACTAATATAAAAGTTAATAGAAATGTTATTAGTAAATTTTGTTTTATTATTTTTTTCATTATTCCTTTATAATTTTATATATTTTAAGGTTGCCCTCAAAGTCTGGTCTTAGTTCCGCTTTGACTTGACCACATTCATACCGAATAACATTAACTCTATTATCTGATAAATTTCTTTCTGCTTCTCTTTTAGCTTTTAAACATTTAGACAATCCGTCTGTCATCATGTGACCATCCATTGAACCATTGACATACATGATTAATGCAAAAACTACACTAATGACTGGTTCCATTTTTTTGCTCCCTTACTTTGTCTTTTAATTTTTCTACATCTGTTTGTAGTTTTAACACTTGGTCTTTTAAAAAATTTATATTTACAGTATTGGACATCATTGATTCCATTTCAGATTGTAACTTTTCTTGAGTAGCAGAAATAAATTCTACCAACATAAATAATTCATTTATTTGAGGTGAAACCATATCACCTTTAGGAACACCAATAATAAATTCATTAGCTGCTGTTAAATC